CACCACCACCTGTTAGTTTTGTTTTAAAGTCGTCGATATTAGGCATATAATTATTCTTTAAGTTTTAGTATTATGTTTATTTATAATATTATCCAACGATTTCTTTAAATTCAACACCTGTACGTGTCGCAATAAAGTTCAAAGTGATATAGTTAATTGAACGAGTAGGTTTAATATAAATGTCAGCAACAAAACGGTTGCCGTCAATAATCTCACCTGTATTATTTGTCGAGTCGCAAACAACTTTAAAGTCAGTAATACCACGACGACCTTGAA